CAAACATCTTGGCTCATATGAGGGTTAATGACCGAATTGATGCAGATGGTAAAAAGATGCTATTGGTTGAGGAAATTCAATCAGATTGGCATCAAGCTGGCAGAGAGCGGGGTTACAAAACTAAAGAAGGTTTGGAAAAATGGTATAACCAAAACAAACTTGATGATGACCCATCTTTTGCTGACTTAAATAGTGAGCAACGAAGCGTTATTGAGCGTAATAGAGATGCTGGAATGGGCGGTGATAATGCAGTACCAGACGCACCATTTAAAGACACATGGTATCAACTAGCACTCAAGCGACTAACTAAGTACGCTGCCGACAATGGCTATGAGCGTATAGGTTTGACTACTGGTAAACAGCAAGCAGAACGCTTTGATTTAAGTAAACAACTTTCTCGTGTCGGATATAGAGATGGTCGTCTTCAAGGTTACGACAATGATGGCGCACTTGTAATGAGCAAATCTGTTGACCCAAAAGAATTGCCAGATTATGTTGGTAAAGAACTTGGTCAAAAAATAGCTGTAAATGCAGAAAAAGATGCTGAAATCAGAAAAGCACTTAGACAAGCAATTAAAGACGATTTACCAGAAGACCAAATTGATGCTTTGCGAAACCAGTTAAATGCAATTCCTGAAGAATATTCAGGACTTGATTTGCAGGTTGGTGGTGAAGGAATGAAAAAATACTATGACGAGATTTATCCTAAGTTCTTGGATAAGTACGGCAAGAAGTATGGCGCAAAAGTAGGTGAAACACAGATAACTACAGGTTATGCTAGGGATGCAGATGGGATTCCTGCACAGCGTCCATCTAAAGAAACCATCCGTTACTTAGACATTACTCCTCAAATGAAAGAGGGAACATCTAAGGGTCAACCCTTATTTGCTGCTACTCCGTTATTACCAGCAACAAGCCTACTAGACGAAGAAAAGCGCAAAGAGATTACAAGTCTGTTAGAATAAAGTATTACTTAACCTTGACCAACCCTAGAGGAGTCAAACAATGATTGAAAAACAATCAAACATTTCATATCGTGGTGGCGCACGAGAAGGCGCAGGAAGACCAAAGGGGAGTCTTGATAAGGGCAATGCAGTCCTAAGAGAGATGATACTTGAGGCACTAGAGGGCGCAGGTGGCGTTGCTTATCTCGTAGAGAAGGCAGAGAGCCATCCACAGGCTTTCATGGGGCTAATCGGTAGGGTCTTACCACTCCAAGTAACTGGAGAAGAAGGTAAAGACATTCAGATAAGCGTCCAATGGCAGAAGTAATCGAGATAGCCTACAAACCCAGAGAACAACAACTTGCTATCCATGAACTGATGGACAGTAAGCGTTTTGGCGTTGTTGTTGCTCATAGGCGCATGGGTAAGACAGTCTCTGCGATTAACCACTTAATCAAGGATGCTTTGCTCAACCAAAAGGAAGCCCCTAGATACGCCTATATAGCCCCTACATACGGACAAGCTAAGAGGGTGGCATGGGACTACCTTGTGAAGTATGCAGAGCCTCTGGGTGGCACTAGTAATATCTCAGAACTTAGGGTGGACTTCTGGGGTAGGCGCATCCAGTTGTTTGGCTCAGACAATCCAGAAACTTTACGAGGCCAATACTTTGATGGGGTAATCCTAGACGAGATTGGTGACCAAAACCCTAAGATATGGACAGACATCGTAAGACCTGCGTTGGCCGATAGGAAGGGCTGGTGTCTTTTCATTGGTACGCCAAAGGGACACAACCACTTTAAAGAACTGCGAGACAGAGCAAAAACAGAGGATGGATGGGGCTTGCTAGAGTTCAAAGCCTCAGAGACAGGGGTAGTGGATGACACAGAACTAAGGGCTGCTAAGAATGAGATGGGCGAGGATAAATACCGCCAAGAGTTTGAGTGTTCATTTGATGCTGCTGTAGAGGGTTCTTACTTTGGGCAAATCCTAAACGAGTTGGAAGAAAAGAAGCATATGCAAGAGATTCCCAAAGAGGAATTGAGTAGGACTTTTACTGCTTGGGACTTGGGAATGGGTGACTCTACGTCTATCTGGGTGGCTCAGTTAGTGGGTACTGAGGTGCGTCTAATCGACTATTACGAGAATCACGGAGTTGGTTTAGACCACTACGTTAAGTGGATTAAGGATAATGACTATCTCAAAGCAGAGCATATCTTGCCCCATGACGTTAGGGTTAGAGAGTTAGGCACAGGTAAAAGCCGAATGGAAATGCTTGAGGAATCAGGACTAGAAGTCAAGATTGCACCAAGGATGGGACTAGACGATGGCATCCAAGCAGTAAGAAGGTTGCTGCCAAGGTGCTGGTTTAACGTGCCTCAAGTGCAGATAGGGCTAAACTGCCTGAGAAACTACCGCAGAGACTACGATGAGAAGCGCAAGATATTCTATGAAAGACCACTACATGATTGGTCAAGTCATGGCTCTGATTCGTTCCGTTACTTAGCCCTTGGATTGGATGAAGGTCATTCAACGTGGTCTAAGCCTATTAACCAAACTCCGAAATGGATTGTCTGATGTATGTACAAATGCAAGGTGTAAATTTAGCCCCTAAAGTAAAAGAACTTGAAAAACGTATCGAAATGCTCGAAAATGTGGTAAATGAGTTAAAATTGGACAAACCCAGAATTGGAAGACCTCCAAAGGACAAGCATGGCACAGAACGAGTTAATGTCGATAATCCAAGCAGAGATTGACGATGCAATTGGATTTATTGAAAGCGAAACTGTTGAGCAACGCAAACTGGCTTTGGAAGCGTATCTCAGACAGCCATATGGTAATGAGGTTGAGGGTAAGTCTCAAATCGTTACTGGAGAAGTGGCAGAAGCGATAGATGGTGCGCTGCCTAGCTTAGTCCGTATCTTTACAGGCTCAGATGATATTGTAGTTTTTGAGCCTCAAGGCCCGAAAGACGAAGCATCCGCAAAACAAGCGACACAGTATTGCAACTGGGTTTTTAGCCGTGACAACGAAGGCGTAGCCATTCTCCATAATTGGTTTAAGGACGCTTTGCTTCAGAAAAATGGAATTCTGAAAGCGTACTGGCAAGATAAAGAAGACATAACCAAAGAGCGTTACTTTGACTTGACTAACGATGAGTTAGCAATGTTAATGAGTGATGAGACTATGGAGATTGTCGAGCAAGATACGATAGAGTTCCCAATATTTGACCCAATGGGACAGCCAGTTATAGACCCAATGGGTATGCCTGTGATGGGTTCTACGCATAACGTAGTTGTCCAACAAAAGAAAAAGTCAGGCAAGGTAACGATTGAGAACGTACCTCCCGAAGAATTCCTGATTAGCAAGAAGGCTAGAACTATTGCTGATAGCCCATTCGTAGCCCATAGGCAGATGTTGACTCGTAGCACCTTGGTTGCTATGGGCTTTAACAAGAAGCAGATTGAAGGCTTGCAGATGGGTGATGCACTAGCGTACACACCAGAGCGTGTGGCTCGTTACGCAGCAGGTGAGCAACCCTACCAAACACAGACAGATGACCCCTCAATGCAAGAGATTGAAGTCTTTGAGTGCTATGTCAAAACTGATATAGATGGAAAAGGCATTGCTTCATTGGTTCAAGTGTTCTACGCTTCTAATGAAATCCTAGAGGATGAGAAAGGTAAGGAAATGGTTGAGGAAGTGGACTATGTTCCTTTCCACTCAATTTGTCCTATACCAATCCCGCATAAATTTTTTGGGAACTCACTCGCTGACAGAACAGTTGACCTACAGTTAATCAAGACCACTATCACTCGTCAGATGCTGGATAACCTTTATCTCACCAACAATGCACGAGTATTAGCCGTAGAAGGTCAAACAAATTTAGACGATTTGCTTACCTCTACAGCAGGTGGTGTTATCCGTGTAAAGTCTATGAACGCTGTTCAACAATTAACAGTTCAGAATGTGGCAGCACAGGCGTTTCCAATGCTTCAGTATCTGGACACAGTACAGTCTAAGCGTACTGGTGTATCTGATGCTTCACAAGGTTTAGACCCCTCTGTGTTACAGAATGTTACGGCAGCAGCAGTAGCTTCTATGCAACAAGCTGGCGCAGGTAAGATTGAACTGATGGCTCGAATCTTTGCTGAGACAGGCGTTAAGTCATTGTTCAAGGGTATTTTGCATCTTTTGTGCAAATATCAGGATAAGGCTCGTGTAGTGCGTATGCGTGGTGAGTTCGTAGAGTTTGACCCTAGAACATGGGCTAACCAATATGATGTTTCTATCAACGTAGGTTTGGGTGCAGGGAATCGTCAAGAGCAGATGGCTATGTTGTCAATGGTTCTTGCTAAACAAGAGCAGTTGATTGGTCAGTATGGGCTTGCCAATCCTTACGTTTCACCTGCTCAGTATCGTGGCACATTGGGGCGCATGGTTGAGATTGCAGGGTTTAAGGATTCTGCTGAGTTCTACAAAGCAATCACACCAGAGCAAGACCAAGCGTTAAGTAATCCTCCTCCACAGCAACAACAGATGCCTCCAGAGATACAGGCATTGATGGCTAAGACTCAAGCTGAGATACAAGCCAACCAAGCTAAAGCACAAGCTGACTTGCAAATGCAACAACAACAGATGCAGATTGATATGCAGATGGCACAACAGAAGGCTGCTCTTGAAATGCAATTGATGCGTGAGAAAGAGATGGCTAAGTTGCAATTAGAGCGTGAGAAACAACAGGCTTACTTTGCATTGAAACAACAAGAGTTTGAAGCAGAAGCACAGTTGAAAGCAATGAAGATTGGTGCTGGCATTACATCCAACGTAGAGATTAGGGGTTAATCATGGCAGTAACTAATGAGCAAATTATTGAGTTTCTGCGAACACCAAATCTGACAGATGTTCAGATTGCAACAGCTATGCAGGAATACAACGTCACTCCTGCACAGTTGGCTCAAGCAGTTAGAGTGCCAGTTGAAGACGTGCAAGAAAGATACATCGCTGCTGCCCCTAAAACTGAAACTGCTGAAAATATAAATAAGTTAGCCAGTCAGATTCTTGCACAAGGCACAACCGATATTTGGACAGGTGGATTACCCCCAGAAAAAGCCGCTTTGTATATGGCTAGTGATTTAGCTAAAAGTGGTGTAACCAACATAGAGCAAATTACCAAAACTGATAGTGGCATTGTGAACTCGATGACAGGAGAAAAGCTAGTCTCTGGTTATGGTGAGAGAACTGGTGGTAATCTTTGGTCAGGTTCTTACGAGGGCAAAGGAAATACTGGTTTTGGTGTAGATTTTGATGCACAAGGTAAGCCATTATTTTTTACTACTGCTGCTTCTAGTTCTGATGCAGACCAATATATGCCTATCATTCAGCTTGCATTAGCTGCAACTGGTGCGGGTGGCTTATTGGGCAATGCTTTACTTGGAGCAGGTGCTAATCAAATTGTTGCTGGTGCTTTGGGTGGTGCTTTGCTTGGTGGCGGTACAGCAGCAATAACAGGGCAAGATGTTCTTAAAGGTGCTTTAACTGGCGGTGCAGGTGGTGCTATTGCTGGCTATTTTAGCCCATCTACAGGACAGATTACAACCACACCAGTATCTGCTGATTCTGTCCCATTTACAGGTGCTGATTATAGTTTAGCCAATGGTACTCAATTAAATCCATTGACAGATATGGGTGGGGCGCAAGGACTGCAAGCTGGTACTTCAGCTAATTTAGCAACTATGGGTGGCGCACAAGGAATTACATTAAACCTTGGCGCACCATCGTTAACATTGGCTGATGCAATTGCAACTATTGGTGGTGCAAATCCTGCCAACCTAACTACTATGGGTGGCGCACAAGGTTTGACTTATCAAACCCCAACTGGTTTAGTCACTTCAACTGGAACAATTCCTATTGGTGGATTAACAGGAAATAACAATGTTATTGGTCAAACAGGAATAAATACAGCAACTAATATTGGCTCTACCATTGGCACGACTATTCCAACAACAGTTGTTACTCCTCCTGTTGTCCCTCCAGCTATCCCTCCAGTAGTTCCTCCAGCACCGCCTGTTGTGCCTCCTGTTCCTCCTATTATTCCTCCAACAATAACTGAGATTATTAAAGCAATTGCGCCTATTGCAATTCCAGCAATTGTGGCTACTGCTGTAACTCCTAAAACACCTACGCCAACTGGATTTGATATTGTTCCTATTCCAGCAGAGTTTAAAACTCCTAATGCACCAACAACTGCGCCATATACGCCACTAACACCAATTGATTTTGGGACTCGTGAATTGTTAAGGGGTACGCAGTTTGAAAGATTCCTAGACCCTAACTATGGCAAAGTGCCAGAGCCAGTACAGTATTCACAGCCCTCAAACATGAGTTACAACGATTTGATGAGTATCTTGGGTAGCAGACAAGGTATGCCATCAGCAAGCAGCCTAAGTATCAACGACATTATTTCTGGAATTCAAAATCAGTATGGACAAGCACCTACTCGCACAATGGGCTAAAAACCTACTAAATGATGACTTTTTCAAAGAAGTCATAGATAACTTGAAAAAACAGCAGATTAGTGTGATAATTAACACAAGTGCAGAAGAATCTGATAGGCGTGAGGATGCTTATCGGCACATTAAGACTTTAGAACTAATTACAGGACACTTAGAAGGTTTAGCCTCGGAAACTGTGATTAAAGAGAAAAAGTGGAAAATTCTGTAAGGGAAACCTTACCCTCCGTCCAGAAGGTTTCTGGTGATTATTGAGATGACAAATGGAAAACACCAACCCAACAGGGAGTGAAAGCCTAGATGTAAACCAAGCCGCTTCAGCGTTTGAAAGCATGATGGGTGATTCTGAGGAAGCTGACAACAGCCAAGCCGAAGGTCAACCAGAGTACCAGCAAGAGACTGATGAAGTTGAGTATTCTGAAGAAGATGAACAACCCAAGCAGAGATATAAAGTCAAAGCATCTGGTGAGGAAGTTGAGGTAGAACTTGACGAACTTATCAAGGGTTATCAACAAGGTACGGACTACACTAAAAAGTCTCAGGCTCTAGCTGAACAACGTAAAGCAATTGAAGCTGAACGTAGTCACTTAGAGTATGTGAAACAAGAGCGACAGGCATACGCCCAGAAGTTGCAAGCGTTGGATAGCTTCCTTACGCAGCAAAATCAGGGTGTGGACTTAGAAGTTTTAAAGGAAACAGACCCTATCGGTTATGCGGTAGCGGTAGCTGAACAGAGCCAGCGTGAGAAGCAGTTAGCAGTAGTCAGGAATGAACAGCAACGCA